GTGGACATGGCAGTTTGGACTTTGGAGATTAGTTGGACTTGTGTCAACCTATTGTTGAACACAGCGTTGGTTTTAAGGGATCTAGAAAACCTACGGCTCATGATACGCATGAGGGTATGGAAGAGAGATACAACGGTGGGATCCCAAGCGGATATACCTTGCCCAGCTTTGGTTTCATCCGTGGTATGAGACCTGGATACCTTGAATATCTCTTTCATAAAGAAATTAATTCTATGTGGATCAAAAGTTGAAAAATCTCTAACTCTATCGGGGTAGTGTTTCCGAAGGGCATCTGAAAGTGCTTCATTGAGTGTTTCAGATTCTTCGTGGGGATCATCGGAGAGTACTGTCATATACCTAGAAATGAAATTGTTGGCTATTCTACTAGCTAATTGCCTAGACGATGCATTTAATTTAATACCTTTGGATGTAATGTACCTAGAGTGCGCTGTGCGTAACTCTTGTGCGGGGCTATTGGCTAGGAAGTCAATACCCTGGGAGTGCATATACCTATGACGGTGGATTTCGTCGTCCATTGGTCTACGGTTCTTATTAAGTGGTTGGATCAGGTTTGGTATGTTAATCTTAGCTCTACTATGTAACATACGGGGTTGTAATTGGGAGATGTTTTTGGGTGCTAAAGAACCAAATTCCTCTCCAGAGCGAACCAGATTGGAGTGAACTGAAATTATATCTTCGGCGAGTCGGAAGCCATCATATGGTCTTAGTCCGATGGATTCGGCGAAGAAAGGTCTTTCAGTTGGTTCTTCAACGGTTTTGTAGGATTCATCCGCGGGTTTGATATAGTGTGTGGTAAGGTCTAGGTAGGCTTGGGGAACAGTGTGAAAAGGGGTCAAGTTAGGTGCGAAGGATACTCCACCGGCCATGTTAGCATAGACCTGTGCTATCCTCCGCGCGGCTCCTACTGTGGTATCTATACTTTGGTGGGAGGGGAGAAAGGCATGGGCATGCATATGATGTACTAGTATGTCTAATGTGAACTTGGGGTCATCTTCAGTGCACTGGAACCTGACGGGTCTACTACCGGAAAAGTCTTTGTGAACATTAATGGCACAGGCCAGTTGATCACAGACTTTTTGGTAGTCGTCGTCGAGTGCTGGTACATTGAAGTGATTTTGGTCCTCTCTAAGTAAGTTCGTGACTACTCTAAACCTATTGTGCAAGTTTAACATGCGTGCAGATGCTTCTAAAGCTGAGTATACACATTTACCGTCGGCAGGAACATGAACTAATATGCCGTGCCTGGACCAGCTAACTGGGTGTACCAGGATAGAGGGATCTAACAAGTCCTCAAGGTGCTTGATGTTGTTGAATTGGGCGGGACCACCGGACATTGACCATTTGGGACTGTCTAGTTTGGTAACGTCAATTTCAACATCAAGGTTAACCTTGGTGGCGCCTTTTCCGTATGTAACGGGTCTGGCGTAGACTATTTGATCTTTACCCTGGGGGTTTGGTGTGACTACAACAGTTCTTTGGACTATTGCGGTGTTTAGGGCTTTAGACAAATTCCTAAGGCAGGTTTCGTTGACCCTACAGGAGTGTTTGGTGTGGATAACTTGGGTGAGGATTTCACTAGGGTATCCTATACTACAGAGGAGGGAGGTCAAGGAGTTTGGTTCCTTGCATGGGCAGGTTTCTGTTTCAGACTTTTCGTCATCTTCAGAGTCTGACCATAGACCTACTGGTTTCGATCCTTCTGGTTCTGGATCGGTGGTAGGAGTCGGGGCCACTGGGGTATTGTCCGCAGAGCCGGGAGCAGTGGTTGGTTTTGCACTGTCCGTAGGTTCTGGGGTTTTGTCGGAACTTCCGGTTAGTTCCGCGGTTGGGGCAGGGTCGTCTACGGGTTTCACTTCTATGGGCTTGCTAATATCTTCTAGAGGGTTGGGACTGACTGGTGTGGGTGCGTCTATTGGGCCTGGGAGCTCGGAATTCTCACTACCTGTTTCGGGTTTGCACTCTTGGCTGACTGCAGCAGGAGTTGATTGACTAGCTTCATCTACGTTCTTGGTTTCGACTGGTTTATCTACCGGTGTGGGTTCCTGTTTGGTGCTTTCCTGGGTTGGGGTCTTAGCTACATCTGGAACTACTGGATCTCTAACCTTCTTGGAGCGGACAAATTTTTGGGTTCCTGTTGGGGGTTTTCTACCAAGAGGGGGAAAACTGGAATCGGTCGAGAAAGGGAAAACAGGTCTAAGACTGACGAAATGGTTACCGTGGAATCCTAAATAGACTACCGGGAGTTTACCTATCAGTGACTGGTCTTGTAAGGGAGCTATTGTTTGCTGGTGATCTACTGAGAAGGAACTAGGTCCCCAGGTGTTAGTACTGGGTTTGAGAGTGACCACATGAACAACCAGGTTCAAGAGGTCTGCGAGTGCTGTGGCTTCGGTGAGGGAACCCCATGCATTGGTTGAGACACCTTGCACGTAGTTTTTAACCCCTTCCGTGTCCAGAGATTCGAGACTCTTGAGTTGGTTGTTTGTGTGATTGTTGGAGAAATAATTATGGGTGAAAAATTAACGAAGAGAAACATTGAAGGAGGGAAGAGAGGTGCTTTCTGTCTGGTTTATCCGTTTGGTCCAGTAGCAGAAAGCATGATAGAAACAATTCCCATCACCTGTGGTTGGTATGTAATCGAACGTGTTTTCAGAAAGTGAAAAACTGCTGAGTTGGGTAC